GGAACTACTAGGCGTATGTGCCTGATGCTTTGGCGTTCTGTAGCACCCACTTGATAGGAGCGAAACCACCTGTTGTTCCTGCATCGGTGGTGTTGCCCTGTCCGTTGAGATCGACTGTGACTTGAACAAAGTCCTCGCCACGCTCGATGACTGCTGCGGTGTATGCGCCCTTCGTGATGGTCGCTTGGATTTGTACCGCAGATGCACCTGCGCCATATGCCCAGTTGAGCACGATAACCGGCTGTGTGTTGCTGAGATAGCGTGTGAGCTCTGTGTCGTTCTCCATGATGAAGGTGATTTTGCCTGTGACCTCAATAGGGCCGAGGAACACCGAGAATGGATTCTGTGTGCTGCTGATGCCATAGATAGGAGTGACATTGCGCTTCATGTCAATGTTTCCAGTCATAGCATTGCTGACTGAGCTACCGCCGATAGATACAGTACCGCGCCATACCGGTGTAGGTAGGAGGGTAGAGAAGGTCGGAGAGGTTGCTGTCTCTGTACTAGATGCCCATCCTGTTGTTTTTGCATCGTACTCCAACATTCCATCTGCGTTGAAGCGGAGGGAGAAGTCTGAGAACTGGCATCCTGGATATGAGCGATTGCTCGCTGCATAGAAATCTGTGAGGGTGTAGCTGATTGGCTGGTCATCTGCTGCTGCTGTGAGGCTGTTCTTGAGCGAGATGGTGTGTGTATATGGCGCAGATGCACCTGTAGTCACCACGCTACCTAGCAGACCTGCGATGGAGTATCCGATGGTGTCTGCGAATACAGCTCCACCGAAGTCCACAGTCGATCTAGTGCGACCAGGGATGTAGTTGTAGTTCACAACATTTGAGCCACGAAGCCCTGTGTCGTATAGCGGATCAATGATATCTACAGGCTTCAAGCTGTCCTTAGCGACAGGGATGAAGTCAGTAGGTGCTACAACCGTACCCTTTGTTGCTTCTTTGGCGATACCGAGGTACGAGCGTACCGATTGTTGTACTGACATGTCACTCTCCTGTTTTCTGGTCTGTCAATGCAGACGGTTTGATTGGTGCTGTTGGTATGACTTTGGGTGAACCTGCAGGTGCGCAGTCAGGATGTGTAAATCCCTCCGGCGCATCAAACTCATCACCAGGTTTGACTGTGATCCCGATAGCAGGGAACACTCTTTCATCTGTGCCGTTATATTTCAGTCTCATAGTGCTCCTTATGCTTGGATCATCTCAGTCACATCGAATTCTAACTCAGCATATGTCTCTGTTGCGCCCTCATTGCTAGTTGCAGGTTCTCCATACCGAGCTCTGATGATGGGCTCTGCACCCTGCCACACGAGGTTGCCTGTGGTGTCGCCGAAGTTATGGTCAGACCGAAGCCTCTCTTTGATGTTATCCACGAGGGTATCAAAATCTGTCATCGCGCTCTCGGCGTTTGTGTGCATAGAGTGTGTATAGAGCTGTATGACTACTGTGTAATCAACGCGCTTCCATCCGCTATGTGCTCCGCCTATGGCTAGACGAGTCTCGTTCTCTGACACGATAAAGACGACAGCAGCAGATCGAGTCATCTGCCCAGGCTGTGCGTTCACCTGGTAGTTGATGCGCTTCGGGAACGATGTGAACACCTGATTGAGGGTGGGTATAGGTGGATTTGATATAAAAGATGTGAGGGTAGCTCGTACCCCTGTGCGCCCTGCCATTACCTGATCCTGCGGTACTTGTTCACCATGTCAAGGGCTAGAACGATATCGCCTGAGTATCGAGCGTTGTTCCCGATATTCACCGTAGGCTGTGTAGTCAGGTTCATCGTCATGCTGTTGTCGCCTCGTACCTTGAGTAGGGCTGTAGTGATGAGGATGCAAGCCTGTTTGATGGCGTTAGGCATATTGCCGATAGCCACTCCTGCGGCATGGGTATAGGCGAGCGCGCTAGTCAGAGGTACAGTCGTAGAGTCATTGGTATATGTACTAGCTACTGTGATGCGCTCGCTTTTTGATCCATCGTAGATGCGGTATTGCTGACCGGCGATGAAGCCTGTGCCGTCTGAGACTGTCAGAGAGGTCGCCCCTGCGGTAGCCGTAGCGATGGTCGTATTGACGAAGCCTGAGACATAGGTGTACTCGGTAAAGAGCTGTTGGCGTGGGCTGTAGCCAAATCCAAAGCCCAACGGCCCCTGCGAACTGTAGTTCAGGCCGAGATTTGATAGGGGAATGATGAGCTGTTGAGCCTCAAACCATGCTGTAGAGCAGTCAGGTAGGGCTACTAGGTTGTTGGGGTCTGCCCCATACTGAAAACTAGAGAGCGAGATGATGGGTGAGTTGTTGGGATGCAGAGCTATCATGCCCTGTCCATTGACCCTGACTCGCTGTGTTTCTGTGTACTGATCTGCCACAACGGACTGATTTAGGTACTCGTTCATATATGAGGATGCTCGTAGGATCACATTTGCGAGCTCGGCATCCTGCGCTGCCTGATTACCGCCTACGACTAGGTTGTTGTAGTCAATAGAGGTAGGAGCATCTTTGTACTCTTGGACTGTGAGATAGGGCATCTCTCGTGTCGTATCGGGCGTGATACCTACTGCCATGACTACTCCCCATCTCTAGCTATATCTGTCGCCTCTACTCCACAGCGACCACACTTGCGAAACCACCCATCAAAGCCACAGGCTGTGCAGGTGAAGCCTCGTTGCATATCGCCTTGCGCATATGGGTTGAGTGATGCTTCAAAGAAGCCCTCTCGTTTCATCGCCTCTCCATGTGCTCGACTTTCTACATTGTAAAGACCACCCCTATCAGGGTTGTACTTCACACCGCCAATGACTGTCTCTTTCACGCCTCTATCTGGAGCTACATATCTTGGCATTTAGCCTCCTATAACTGATGGAGAGTGCGGCTATTACACCGCACCCTCCTCGCCTCATTCAGTTGTACTACGCAGAGATGATTCCCGATACTGCGCCGTTCCATGCTGGAGCTGTGCAGAAGAAAGTACCTCGGAAGTAGGTTGAGAAGTCATAGCTGAACTGAGTCACAGGCCATTGAATGCCCATGTAGTCCTGAACCATGAAGTTCGCCCATACATCGCTCACTTCGGTATCTGGGATAGGAAGTGTGAATGATAGGACAGGTGCAACACCTTGATTTAGCCAAGGATGAACCATGAGATCGACAGCTTTACCGGTGACTTCGTTCTGGATACCGGTGACGATAGAACCATATGTGATTCCATCCTTACCTGGCTCTTGGATAGTCAAACGATAGTTAGCTGTAGAGCCACTCTTGATTGCATCTGAGAGTTGCTTACGGTCATTGCCGTTGAGTAGCACTAGATCAGGATCAGCCTTGACATTTGAGTAGAGCTGTGCGAACACAGTCTGGAACTCTGCGCCAGGGTTGGCTGTGCTGAAAGTGCTGTTGATGCTGTTGTTGAAGCCTGAGTTAGCTCCGAGGACAGTAGGAAGGATGCCGTCATATCCTGTTGCATATGCAGAAGTATCTGCGGATGCGCGAGATGCTGCTGCACCTGTTGTGGTGAGGGCAGCGTTGTTGCCGGTCAAACCTGATGTACCTGCACCTTGAATGGTGAAAGTGCCTGTTCCGCGAAGTGTTCCCTGATACTTGAGGTTCGCTGCGCCTGTGGCTGTACCAACATAGATGTTGTAGCCAAGAGCACCTGCGACTGCGGTGCTTACTGTGACAGTAAGAACATCGCCTGATGCGACTGCAGTAGAAGCCTCTGTACCGAGGATGGATTCGCCAAAGCCGTTGCCTGAGATACCAGCATCTGCGGTGACATTTACATAGTAAGTGGCAGCAGCAACAGCTGTTTGTGATCCTGATGCAACAGGTGATGCGAGTGCGAAGGTAGGTGCTGTGAGTGCGCCTGAGTAGCCAGATGCAGTACCACGAGCCATCAGCATCATGCGTTCTTCCATCAACATCGTTGCATATAGCGTGGATGTAGATGAGAGCTGACGAAGGTCTTGGTATCCAAGGCCTGAGAAGTTAGCATCGAACGAAACGCTGTCGGATAGTGAGTAGCTGTTGTATGGCAACACTAGGTCGTCAGCAGCATATGAAATCTTTGGGCCGCGTTCGTAGTTGATAGAACCGAATGTGGCTGTTGAGCTTTCAGTAATACCAGGCCATGTGTTTCCGATTCCGCCTGTACCTGTACCTGTGTATCCGAGGATTCTCTTGACACGGTGAGATGTACCGACACCCTTCTTGCGAGGGATGCGATTGCGTAGTGGAGTTGGGCGTGGTGTGAGCAGTTTTGCAGGTGCTTCTAGATCGAAGGCTGCGAAAGATGTGCTCAATGGAGATGTAAGGGTGATGTCCTTCTGGATATCCTGCATCGCCATGCGTTGTGCGGCGAGTGCATTCTGTAGTCCAGCTACTGCATCAGGAGCAAGGGACTTGTTTGCTGCGAGTGACTCTAGAGCCGATGTCGCATCAACAGGTGCTTGTCCTGGAACAGTTGAGGCATTACCCAATGACTTGTTGAGGCTACCGAGGTATTCCTCATGGCGTTGCGCTGCCTCTACCGGTGAAACATCACCGAAGAGATCAGTAGCACGAGGCATTTCAGCCATTGTGTGTTCCTTTCGTTGTTTGGGTTTTACTTGTTGAGGGTGTCATGCTCTGCTGCAAACTTCTCAGCTAGAACTCGATATCCCTTTGCAAGTGTTGGGTCAGTTGTTGCCTTTGCTTTCGCGTTATACATAGCAGCCTTCACTAGAAGGTCGCTAGAGGTTTCAGCCACAGGTTTCGCTGTGCGCTTTGGGCCTCCTGCTGCCGCGAGAGATTTAGCCGTAGCTAACTCAGTTTCCAAACTCATCGCACGACCCTCTGCTGCCTCTTTTGCAGACATGAGTGCCTCGATCTCCGTTCTGATGGACTGTGTTGCGCTCTTTATCGCTTCTTCAACGATGGCTTCTACATCTGTGGATTTAGGCTCATCCGCAGAAACTTCATCTTCTTCTTTCTTTTCAGCATCATCTGGCTCTGCACTCTTAGGTGTCTGGTCAGGTGTGTACATCTCTGCTGTTGTCACATGAGATGGCTTCGCTACATTTGCAAAATCGTTTGTTTGTGTGAGTCCATGATCTGATCCTGGCTGAGCACATCCGCACTCTAGGCACTTAGTCACCTCTGCAGACTTCTCTGCATCAGCATCTGCCTTGTAGTACTTGTCGCACATGCTCTTGATGGCATCATCTTTCATGCCAGCCTCTTTGCATCGCTTCATAAATGACTCTTTGGACTCATCCTTCTTAGGCATGAACTTCTTCATGTCATCAGTATCTTCATGCTCTGTCTTTTTCTTATCGGCCTCAGGCTTTTTGGACTCCTCATCCTTTTTGGCTGCTAGCTCGATATCTTCTAGTACTTCTTCCACTTCTCCCTCTGCTTTCTCCCCTTCGTACCATGCAAAGAGGTGGTGTACTGCCTGTAGTAGGTGCGCGAGTGACATCTGTTCATCATGTCCCTCACTCATTTCTTCTGCTTCGATAGCGATGAGCTGTGCTAACGCTTGTCGAGCAGAGTCGTATGTCTTGCGGTCAAACTTGAGAAGGTCTGTACCTTGATACGCTTTGGATAGCTGAACAATCTCGTTCGCTAGTGTTGTCATGGCATCCTCCTCAGAGATGTGCAATAAGTCTAAAGTATTGGCGGTCTTTTTTGTTTTGCGTTTGTATTTGCCCCCACGCTTTTTGTACTCGCGTACCACCCAGGCATTCGCTACAGCCGATGGATATACATCGAACTTGTCCTTAGCCTCACGCTTGACTCGGTTGTAGAGCTCCATATCTGCAGGTTCTGACCCTGCTCCGCCCTCGTTGATGCTCTCATAGTCAGGCTTCTCATCAGCCTTCTCGATGAGCTCCTCTACCTGGATCATAGAGTCCTCGCCTACCGCAGACTTGGCAAGGAGTAGCTGACAGTTAGGATTTGCCGGTCTATCCACTAGGGATACCTCGACTATCTGACCATCCACGATACGACCATTCGCTGCCACTTTGTCTCGTGTCACGCGTGGATTTTTGATACCGATTGAGAAGCCCTTGAGCACACCTGTCTCTACCTTTTTGACCGATACAGGATCAACGACTAGAGCTGTGATGTAGTGTCCATCGCGCTTGAGCTCATACTCTTTGGCTACACCTGCAGCGATATTGCTGTGCTGCTCTCGGATGTTTCCACCTGACTTGAACCATGCTGGCATGGCTCGATCTAGCCACTCACCATCGCATATCTGTTGATCTATATCTACTGAGTCATCTGTTGCCTTGCCATAGACAGTCAGAGTGCCGTCAGAGTTTCTATCCGCCTTCTCGATACCAAAGTACGAGGTAGTCAGATTGCTCATAGTGGACTTCTCCTTGCTTTCTTGTGATCTGATGATGCCTCTAGCCCAAGACCATCCTGCATCGCCCCCCCATAGTAGCCATGCAATGTATCCGGCTGAGTCCTTTCCCCAACCCTCGCCCTTCTTATCTACCTCATGACGAGCGAAGTAGCTGTTCATACGCTTGATGGTGTCGTAGCTGAGTGATGCGCCATTGGATAAATCTCTAGCTCTAGCGACTCCTACAGCCGTACCTCCGCGCCCATGCTTTTCTCTGAGCTCTAGTCCACGCTTTGCATTACTGCGCACCGCTTGTGGAGGAACGAAACCATCAGCCATAAGTCCACCTATTCAGTCTGTGCTGCGAAGGTATTGATATGTCTAACTCTAACAGAGTCGCGCTTTGATGATGGCTTAGATGACATCTGTATCACCTGACCACCTGTGTAGTTCGGTGCATTGAAATCGGGGATGACAGGTAGTAGTGCGCATCGGCAGTTTGGATGTGCCGGTGGCTGTGTATGACCGGATGGGAAAGGTGCGCCGATACCTACAGTCTGTCCATCATTCTGTGCGCAGATAGGACATGGATCGAAGGTAGTCCACTCCATCTCAGCTAGACCGGCATCTTGATATCGAGCGACTGTCGCTGCCGATACTGCTCTGTTCGACTCGGTGATAGCAATCATGAGGGCTCGCATAGGACTAGCGACTGTCTTTGAGATGAGTTTCGCTGCCTGTTTAGGTGATAGACCGAGCTCTATAGCCTCACCGATAGCGTTGCCTATATCTTTGAGCTCTGTATTTGTCAGCTCTTTGAGCGTGATGCCCTGTGCCTCTAGTAATCGGCGGAAGGCTCGTGTGGGCTTGAGTATGAGTGCTGATATCTGATCTCCTGGCTCCCAGGATGCCCAGTCAATCGCGACCTCGATATCCGCCTTGACGATATCTGCGCTCTTTGACTCTCTACGCTCTGCCTCAGCTATGAGCTCCTGAGCAGCGAGATCACCTAGTAGATATCCGGTAGCCCAGACTCGTAGGAGGATCATCTTGAGAGCCTCCATATTTACTCTCACATTTATGATTGCCCATGCGCGAGCGCGAGCGCGACTC